TGGCGCACTTTGTTTTTACGTGGTGATATATCAGTCAAAACGCTAACACCAGAGATCAAGTCATTAGCGATGAAAGAACTTAGTGACCATGTGGCGCTGGACATTGGGGCTGCGCTGGGCGTTCCCAGATCAATATTAGAATCGGACGCTGCCAACTACGCCACTTCGGTTACAGACCTCCACAGCTTTTGGCACATGACAATAAGACCTAGACTGCCGATGTTTGAGAACGCCATAAACATGCAACTGTTTAGCGGTACAGACTACAGCTTGCAATTTACCCCAGAAAACATTGATGTATTTCAAGAGGATGAGTCACTTAGGGCAGCCAGTTTATTGCAGTTGGTGACGGCTGGTGTATCACTTGAGGAAGCAATGTCAATGCTGGGTTATGATCCACTAGAGAACAAACCCGAACCACCTGTGGAAGTAGTAGTGGAACAGGATGCTGAAGACGCACAAGTAGCAAGTGAATTAGCCACCTGGCAACGGTTCGCATTACGCAACATAAACAAAAGTAACCAACGTGAATTTGAAACACATCATATACCGGCATACATGGCAGACCAGATACATAACAATCTTATAAAGGCTAGTACCACAAAGGAGGTCAAAGAGGCTTTCGAGCCTCGCAGATTTCTGGGTTGGGAAAGCTACACTGAACCAGCAGTTTGACCGAATAGATAACAGGGCAGAACGTGACATTAGTAAGATCGAAAAACGAGGCGAACAGTTGATAGCAGAGGCACTAGAAAAGCAATTGCGGTTGGCATTGCCCAACGAAAAAGAGGTAGATAATGCGGTGCAACGGTTGCAGCTTGGTGCTGAGTATGTGCAGGATGCCATGACCGCATTCATAAATGACAGTATTTTATTAGGCGTTGATGTGGGCAACCAGGAGATCAATGTGTTTTATGGCGAGGAAAAAGCACTTGACGACATTGATCTTGGCAGCGTGGCAGGTGACGCAATTGGCTGGGTTACACAAAGGGTACAAACGCTAATGCAGGAGTTGGGTCACACCAGCAGGGAAACCTTGACCAAGATGATTGCGCAATGGAAAGAAAACAACCTGCCATTTAGCGAACTAATAGCCACATTGGAAAAGGCTGGCTGGGGTTTTGATCCACGCAGGGCTAAAATGATAGCGGTCACAGAAGCCACAAGGGCTTTCAATAAAGGCAAGCTGATGATGGCTGCAGCCAGTACTTTAACAGTTCATAAACGCTGGATCACTAGAGGCGATGAGAGGGTTTGCCCGATCTGTGCCAAGCTGGGGACAATGCGCTTCAGGGTTGGTGAAGGCATAAGCCTAAACGCAGACTTTGAGCATCCAGGCGGTGCAGGTGCTGCAGCACAGTTTGCTGGGGAATTATTTATGCAGCCACCAGCACACCCAAATTGTGGCTGTAAGATTAGGTTGGTAGCATTGGGGTTGCCAGTACCGTTCACTGGCACAGGGCCATACAACTAATTATGACCAGAATAACCATGACCATAGACGATAGCAAGATCAGACAGCAGCTAAAAGTGCTGACTGTTATTGCGCCTAAAATGCTAAATGCGGACTTGAATAAAGCTATGGAAAAGGCAGCCGAAAAGGTAAGACATTATCCTGCCGAGTTGCCCAACCAAAAATACAAGAGAACATTTAGGTTTTTGAAAAGCGTCAAAGTCACTAAAGCTAAAAGAACAAGTGGTGGCGGACATTGGGTCAGAACAGCAGCATTGAAAACAGATGCTGTGCAAAAGAAAACAGGGCGCAGATATAGCATGTACGTTACAGGTAACTCTAAGGGGCGCAAACAAGCCCGCATCCATCAAAACAGGTGGAAGGTAGCTAGAACTGAGGTACGCAGGGCAATGCGTGAAATGACAAAAAAGACAACAAAAAGAATACAAACTAAAGCAAAGGTGTAATTATGCCATACGAAATAAGAGAACAAGAAAACCAATATTGTGTCTGGAAATTAGAGCCAGATGAGGTGCTGGAATGCTACGATAGCATGACGGCCGCAGAGGCTTATTTAACAGCTTTGAATATTGCATTGCAGGACGAGACAGACATAGACGATGCAGAAAAAGATGTAAAAGATATGTACAGCACCGAAGAAGAAGCACTGGTAAGGGCTGAGGAGATCGGTTGCGAAGGTGCGCATGCTATGGATGATGATGGCAATGAATATTTTATGCCTTGCTCCACCCATGCACGCTATGAGGAATTAGTGGGTGTTGAGGAAGAATACAGCGACAAAACACTACATATCAAGTCCATTAGCGATGATAGCTTTACAGTTGAAGGTTACGGTGTGATATATGGTGGCAAAGACCTGGAAGGCGATACGTTCACAAAAGATACAGATTTCATGCTAGACGTAGTTCCTGAGCCAGTGGTGCTTTATGACCATGCGCAGGAGATCAAAAGCGTGTTAGGTAAAGTGACCAAGATCGACAAACGTGATGCAGGCTTATGGATGGAAGCCCAGATCAGTCGCAGTAAACAGTATGCTGAGAAAATACTAGAGTTGGTCAAGTCAGGAAGACTAGGTTATAGCTCAGGGAGTGTCTCACACCTGGTGGAGCGGTTGAAAGGCAATATAAAACGCTGGGCTATTTATGAAGTTAGTTTGACACCAACACCTGCAGAGCCTCGTACCATTGGGGTGTCGCAGTTGAAGGCGCTTGGAATAGTAATAAATGCAGACGCAGAAGCAGGCGTACAAATGGCAGAGGATAACGCACCAAAGGGTGAACTACCAAAGGGTGCAATGTCAGTCCAGGATGCACCAGCAAAAGCGGACGCAATTACAAATGAAACTAAAGGAGATATTAAAATGTCTGATGCAGAAAAAGTGGTTGAGGAAACCACAGAAGAAGCACAGCCAGAAGCACCAGTAATTGATATGGATGCACTCAAGGCTGAACTGAATATGGCTGCCCAAGACGCAGTCAAGAACGCATGGGAAACAGAGGCTGCCGAACGTGGCGGTATCTTGACCGAAGCACCAGCAGTAAAGAAAATAACAAAGATGGGTGGGGATCATGACGGAACAGATTCCTTTATGCACTGGGTCAAAACAGGTGCAGACAATAGTTACACGAAAGCAGCCTTGCAAGAATCAACGGCGACCGAAGGCGGGGTACTTGTCCCGGAAGGCTTACACGAGTCCATTATAGCCAAACGTGATGACCTTAGTATTGCACGTGCAGCAGGTGCAATGGTTATCCAGACAACTAATGACAGCGTGCAAGTACCATCCGAAAATGCAACAGGTGGTTTTGCTTTGACTGCAGAGGAAGGCGCAGTCAACCAGAGTGAGCCAACTTTCACCAGCAATAGCATATCAGTCTACAAATTCACGAACCTAACGAAGGTCAGTGACGAGTTATTGGCTGACGAGAAGAGCAATTTGGAAAGTTTCCTTTCTCAGATGTGGGGCAGATCAGCAGCTGACATAGAAAATGAATATTTTCTTAAGGGAACAGGCTCCAGTCAGCCCAAAGGTGTTTTAGTTGGCGGTACAGCAGCACTGACACTTGATAGCGCAACGACTATTGCAGCCAGCGAAATACCTGAGCTGTTCTACCTTTTGCCAGGAGCGTATGCACAGGAAGGCGACTCAGTAGCTTGGGCAACAAACCAATCTACTCTTGCGGTTATCAGAGGCTTGACAGGCAACGACTTTTTATTCATGCCTACCCCAATGGGTAGTGGAGCAAGTGGGTCAGGACAGGAATTGTGGGGTCAACCCGTTTACACTTCCAGTCAGATACTAGCAATGGCTTCTGGACGTAGCGTGATCGTAGTTGGTAACTGGAAATACTATGGCATTGTAGACCGTAACGAAATTGTCATCAGTCGTAACCCCTATCTCTATCAGGGGAATGGACAAGTCGGGTTCTTCGTCAATATCAGGTTTGGAGGCGATGTCCTTCAGGCGGAAGCGTTCCAATACGCACAAAACGCTTAGTAGTAGGGTTAGTACCAAATAGCCATATAAACGGCTAGAACAGGCGTTTATGGCGCAAATAAGCATAATCTAAGTGGGTGGGGGCAACCCCACCCACAAGATGGAGGAATAAATATGGCAAATGTAAAAATACAAGCACTATGCAGTTTTGGTGGACACGATGCTGGCAGAGATGGCAAACTTGTTGCAATGGGCAAAGGTGATGTGCAGGAAGTTAGCAAAGACTTTGCCAAAGATGTCATCCAAGCTGGTCATGCTATCGAATACAAAAAGAAGAAGGTAAAACATGGCGCTAGTAACGACAGCAATAGTTAAAACTTATCTCGGTGTTAGTAGTTCTGGTGATGATGACTTGCTGGATGATCTGGTGGAGAATGCGCAAAAGATCATTGAAACCTTTACAGGGCGTGTGTTTGATGTAAGCAGTGCGACCGTAAAAAAGTTTGATGCGGTGGCTAATGTTGATGGGCGCAATTTGTACTTTTCTGAAGGCTTGGAATTAGCGGCTGAACCAACATCAGTAACTAATGGTGATGGTACTGCACTGGTTGCGGATACTGACTATATAGTCACCCCTACTAATTCTTATCCATCTTATGGGCTAACCATGTTACAAAGTTCTAGTAATTGGTGGCAAGGGAAAAGCAATGGCGATATGGCTAATGCTATTTCCATCAATGCCAAATGGGGCTATTCAGTTAGTGGTTCTGTACCTAATGACATAGTGCAGGCTGCAACCAGGCTGAGTGCGTTTTTATATAGGCAAAGAGACACAAACAGCGATGCAGACAGACCGCTAATAGTGGATGGTGTCACTATCTTGCCGTCAGCTTTACCGCATGATGTGGAACGCATTCTTATGCCGTATGTGATGAGGGCTTTTTAATGGCTAGTAACTTGCGTGCTGTTACGGATGCAATAACCAATTTGAGTGTTAGTTATACCAATGAGGCTGGCGCAACTGTAACACCTACTGCTAAAGATATAAACCAAGTGCCAACGTCAATTGCATCTGCTGACCTGCCTGCTCGTTTAGTAGGCGTAACAACTGAGGGTGGCAATGTTGACACAATGGAATTTATAGCAGTAACGACCAATGTGGAGTACATGCACACTGTCACAGAGTTGACGCTTATCGAGTCGGTGGGGCTTTCCAGGATGGAAGATGAATTGCCAGATCAACAACGGTATTCAGATGCTATTCTGGGAACGTTAGTTAGCAACAGGGGCATCTATACCAATTCGGATATTCAGAGCGCAACCGCTACTAGAAGCATAGTGAATTTCCCAACTGGAACTGATGAATATTATTACAGTGTCACAACTGAAATAATAGTGCGTGAATTAGCTTAGGAGGCTATATGAGTGAATATATATTGAAACGTAACTTGATCCGTGAGGATGGAGAAGTTGTCAAAGCGGGGCAGCCTTTGCCTGCAGATATAGACGATGATGCTATCGAAATATATCTAAAAAAAGGCATCATAAGAAAAAAGCGGGCACATAAACCTGCACCTAAACAAGAAAATATAGGAGAGTAAATTATGGCTGTATATACTGGAAAGAGTTTGGTCGCAATACTGTTTGGCGATACTTTGACCCATGTGAGGTCGGTAACAGTGAACCACACTATGGACACCGTAGAAAATACTACTGCGTCTGCGTCTGTAAAGACCTATAGCACGACAGTTAAAGACTGGTCTGGAACGATAGAAGTATTACACGATGATGCCACAGACCTGTTCGATGCTGAAATACTGCCTGGTTCGAGTGGTAGTGCGGATATACGTCCCGAAGGTACTGGTAGCGGCAATGTAAAGTTGTCAGGTGACTGTATTGTTACCAGTGTGGACTTTGGCATTCCTTACGATTCTATGGTTGCCGTTTCCATATCTGTACAGGGAAATGGCGCACTTACAATTGGGACTCAGTAGTGGCTAAGTTTATCAATACGGAATTGGATTTGGATGTTGAAATTGTAGCGATCACTCAACGCCAAGCCGTTCCGTACTGGACTGCAATGCAAGAGGCAAATGGGGCAAGTGGCCCAGCGCAGTGGCACGCCATTTTGGAGGCTGCTGTTGAGGGTAAATGGTTTGTTGGTAAGATCGAACCATTAGACTATACACCTGCGCAGGCTAGATGGCTTGCGGAAGAACTTGCATTACATTTGTTAGAGGAAAGCCAGATCCCAAACGCTTAGTGCTGGAGAGTGCCGATGCTGCTGAAGGTGTCGGTGCTTATCCAGCCGAACTCGAAATGGCTTTATTGTGTGAAAGGTGGAATAGCCTGCCTGATGCTGGCGGTGTTTTAGATCAGAAAGTGGGCTTGCTGGCACGCATGACCACAGCATTGAATGTGTTTCGTGCGATAAGAAGTGAGCAAAATAGAGGTGATATGAAATTTTCAGATTGGTCAAGACAATATCCTGACACATGGCGCACTTTGGTCAGGGTTGAAAAACTGAGGAGAGAACAATAATGGCTGGCGCAGCTAGTGTCGATATTGTTGTAAAGGTATTTGACCAGGCATCTAAAGCACTAAAAGACATTGCCAAAGCAAACGGTGATCTGGGCAAAGGTAGCAAAAGCACTGCTGAACAGCTCAAAGGTCTTGGTAAGGCTGCGCTTGGTGTTACTGCTGCAGTTGCTGCGTTTGGTGTCGCTGCCAAAGCTGCTTTCGAAATCGGGAAACAAGGTGCTGCGATAAAACAAACAGGAGAATCGTTTGGTTTTCTATTGTCTAAAATTGGTGCATCGGCTGATACATTAGACCAATTACGTGCAGCATCAAGAGGCACGATCAGCGACATGGCGCTAATGTCCAGTACTGCCACATTGCTGGCTGGTGCGCAGGGTGCGCTAGGAGAACGATTAGCACAAGCAACCCCACAACTTTTGAACATAGCCAAAGCTGCTCAGAAACTCAACCCGAGTCTTGGTGACACCACTTTTCTTTATAACAGTTTGGCGGTAGGAATTAAAAGAGGCTCTCCGCTCATCCTCGACAATTTAGGTCTGCTTGTCAGCCAGGGAGACGCCAATCGAGCATTGGCAAAAGAGCTTGGTAAAACAGTTGCAGCGCTTACCACAGAAGAAATGAAGATGGCGCTCCTGAATGAGACAATTCGTGCTGGTAATGTGTTAGTGGCTCAAGCTGGTGGTACTACTGAAAGCGCCACAGATGCTTATGGTGTTTTAGAAGCTGAAATTGCCAACCTAACTGACACCCTAAAAGTAAATGTTCATAGAGGTGTAAAGCCATATGTTGAAACTGTTGGAAAGGCAGTTACTGCAACTCACGAATGGGTTAAAAGTTTACAAACAACCGAAGAAGAATTAAAAATTCAAGCCGAAATGACTCGCCAATTCGGGGATGCTGTTGATGTATGGTCTGGTACTACAGCAAATGCAATTGGGGTTGGTGAGCACTATAATGAAATAATGGTGGAAAGACATAGACTTGCCAACCAAACACTTTTACTGCTTGACGAGGAAGACGCGAAACAAAGGCAGCATAATTTAAGATATAAGACATTGACGCAACTGTTAGTCGAGGCAAATGAGGCAGTTGAAAAATTAACATTGAGTGAAGAACAGGAATTAACATTGCAGGGAATGATACAAGAGGATCTGGGCAAATCTACACAAAGTATAGAATTTTATAAAAACGCTTTGGTAACAGCCGAACAAGCTGTACTGGATGCAGGCGAACAACATGGCATTTTCAGCAAAGAGGTGGACTTGGCACGTCAACACTTACAAGGCGTATCTAGACAGCTTAATTTAGCAAAAGATAAATTCAAAGAAGTTGGTAGTACAGCGCTTATTACTGCACAAAAGGCTATACGTCCTTACACAATTTCAATACTGGAATCTAAGGCAGCTCTTGGTCTGGCTATGGATGGGATGGACGATTATATGGGCTTGATACGTGGGGGGCTAATGCCTTCCATGTCTGGCATGATAAACGTAACCGATTTCCTGAGTGGTGCGTTAGGTGAATTAGAGGCATTATATAATAGTGCATCGCCATCGACTGACAATTACACTGTGTCAACCATACAAAGCACTATCGCAACTGAGGAATTAAAGCAATCGCAAAGCGGATTGCAATCAAGTCTTGTCAGTACCGCAAGCGGCTATGACAAAGTAGCTAAAAGTGCCAGAGCCGCATTAGCAGCACAAGGCGCAACCATAGTCGAAGGCGTTGGTATAGTTAGTGCTAAAGGTGATTTGCGAGCTGCCAAAATTGGCGAGGAATGGGAAGAAGTTCATGGCGAGTGGCGCAGTGGTGCAGGTGGACGCAAAGAAAAAGAACATATTGCGGATGTAATTAAAGACATGCAACAAAGGCATGGGTTCGATCCTGCTAATCCGCAACAATGGGGGCTGGACTTTCTAGCCAGTCAAGCAGGTGGAGGCGGTGCAGCTTTTACCAGACCAGAGCTTATAGAAGATGCGTTGAAAGGGGCTGCTGTAGGGGCGCAACATGGTGCAAATTTTATAGTACCGCAAGGCTTTCAAAATGATAATTTTCTAATGGGCGTGTCATCTGGCGAACGTGTATCAGTAACACCAGCGCATTCAACAAGAGCTGGCGGTGGTATGGTGATACAAAACTTAAATGTGTATGGTGTGCAGACTGATAGCGAATTGTTTGAAGCCGTTGTCAGGGCAGCCCGACAACGTGGCAGGGACTTTGCGAGGGTTATGTAAATGCCAAGCCCGACCTGGACATTATCAATGCGAGACATTGTGACTGCTGGCACATTCACAGATGTTAGTTCGTATATGAAAGAAGCTGCCTGGTCAATTGGCTTTGGTGCGCCTTATGAACCTATTGCCGGAGAAAGCGTCTTGACTGTTACGCTGAATAATGCAGATCAAAGGTTCTCACCAGAATATACAAGTGGGGCGTATTATGGCAACATCGAGCCAGGAATATTAATACGCTTACAGTCAACTGATCCTGCAGACAGCACAGTGCGCACTATGTTTATTGGATGGATCGACAGCATTTCACCCACTGCAGGAATTAGCCCCGATACCGCCACCATAACGTCACAAGCATGGAACAGTAGAGCTGCGCTTAGTGAGGTGTCAATACCAGTACAAGAAAGCGTAGATTATTCGGCAGTTTTAGACAAAATTCTTGAGACTGCAAGGGTTTATCCGCCTGGCACAAGTGCGTGGTTTCTGGGGGTTGTGGGTCAAAGCGAATTGGGGCAGACGACTGAACTTGGGGCTACTAGTACGTTTGCAAACTTTGAGGCTGGCATTAGTACGTTCTTATTCGCTGGAGATGAGTGGTCAGATTCAACAACCATATACGGTGCTTGCCAGGATACTGTCGGAAGGGAGTATGGGCGCATGTATCAAGCCAGAGATGGCGTGCTAAATGCAGTAAACCGCCATAAACTGATCACCGACAAAACTGTTGACTTTACTTTTACAAATACAATGTCTAATATGGAATATAGTTATGGTAGCTCGGAGGATATGGCGAACGTTGTAGCGGTAAAAGCCAAGACCAGAAGGGAAACAGCCGGACAGGTTGTAGCAGGTCTGCAGGATGCTGTGGCTATTTCTGGCGGTGGTGGTACTACTGATATAACTTATATTATTGAGTCGCAGGACAGTGGCGTGAGCCTGGCAGTCAAGTCGCCATTGACACCAGTTGGTGGCACAGACTTTGACATCAACATTGCTAGTGATGGCACAGGAACAGATATAACAGGTGACTGCACAGGGGTGATAATTGCAGACCAGAGTTTCGCAACTAGAGTCGGTGTTAGGTACACTAATAACAATGCGAGTGATGGCTATATATTAGCTGGGGCGCAACTGCGTGGAACTAAGTTAGACAGTTTTGCCGTTGTAGAGCAAGAAACCCAATCAGACGAAAGTATTGCGACCTATGGAAAGCGACAATTGACGTGGGGTTATGCAATGGACTCAACCACAACTGCTGATAGCGTGGCTGACTTTATCCTGCGAGAACGTAAAGATCCCAGAGGCAGGGTCAAGACCATATCATTCAAACCCCAAACATCAGCAGCTTTATTGACTGCGGCATTGTCGCATTCAATACTGTCAAGAATAGCTATTACTGAGACACAGACTGGCTTATCGGCTGCACCTTATTTTATGATAGCTGAAACGCATGCCATAGAAGCCAATGACTATTCGGTTATGTGGTCACTTGAACCAGCCAGTGCGACTGATTATTGGGTGCTTGGTACGAACACACTGGGCAGCACAACAACATTAGGACCACTATAGGAGGATATATGCGCATACAACCAGCAGAACAACAGGTGGCAGTCTTGAACGGTGGTGGCTATAGGGTTTGGTTATCTGGTATTGTAAAAGCCAGACATGGCTTTGATGTAGATTGGAACAATATAGCAAAGGATTCCAGACCGATACATGCCAGAATTAGTCGTGGCGACTGGGTAGTATCTTGTGATCTGTTAGCAGGAACAGAATTTGCGTGTGGTGGTAGTGTGGTAGTTTCATACAATGACCCCTATATGATCTGTGATGAATGCGTAAATAGTGAATTTGAACATGCGGTGCGTTTGGTTACGTTCCCACCAGAAAAAGACAGGTTGATTATTGAGGAATTATTAGTTAGCAGACCGCATCCAGCGTTGCGCAATTGGGTTGCAAGCGATACGGTAACGGATGTCAAAGAAGCAAATAGTGCAAAATATTGGTTAAATAAATAGGAGGTAAATTATGGCATACACATCGGGCGTTGACTACTCGACTGGTCAACTTATCAGTGCCTCGATTTGGAATTCGTATCTTGGAAGTGGTGGGTCGGTTGATCTGACTGCTACAGGAATTGTAACAACGGCTGGAGACACAACATACGCTACAGGGAGTAAAGTTTTAGCACGTTTACCAGCGGGTTCTGCTCGGCAAACACTTTCTATGAACAGTGGTGCATCAGCCCCAGAATGGGTCGCTAGTTCTAGGAGTATTTTGACAACGGCTGGAGACGTAATGTATGCCAGTTCAAATTTCACTCCAGCGAGATTAGCTAAGGGCACAAGTCGGCAAACACTTTCTATGAACAGTGCAGCGACTTCTCCAGAATGGACTGATTCTCCAGCTAGTTTATTGACGGCAAAAGCAGATGTATTATCAGCTAGTGCAGCGAACACCCCAGCCCGACTAGGAGTGGGTGCGAATGATACAGTTTTGACTGCGGACAGTGGAGAGAGTACAGGACTAAAATGGGCGGCTGCCGCAGGTGGGATGACTGTAGCCAGCCAATGGCGAATAAGTGCTAATTTCGATGGAGATGAAAACCCAGTAACTAGTAATTGGGAAGAAGTAGATGCCCCAGCAGGGTTCGGTGTATTGGGGAGTAGTATGACCGAAAGTAGCGGAGTGTTTACATTCCCTTCTACTGGCTACTATTTTATAGAAGCCGTAGGGCAGTTTTACTATGACTCAGGTCATCAATATAGTTCGTTTATGATTTATGTGACCACCGATAACAGCAACTATAATATAGCCACTAACCCCAATCAAGGACAGGACGGTACATCCAACTATTACAGTAATTTGTCTTCGTCTTTTATATTCGATGTGACAAGTACCAGTAATTGTAAGTGTAGATTCAGAATATCACAACAAGACGATAACGTCACTACAATGGGTGATAGTAATATGAATGAAACATTTGTGACATTCCTTAGATTAGGAGACACATAAACATGACTGATAGAAACGGCAGACCAGACCACATTGAGGATGTATTAGTAAAGCTCCACAAGGGGCAATGGTTCGGCTGGAAAAGCGGAAACAAAGAACATAAAGATTTGATCATTCACCATGCCGATAAAAGCAAACCCACCAAAGCCAGCTTGGAAAATAAACTTGCACAAGCCCAGTTGGATTGGGATTGGTTTATAGTGCGTAAAAAACGTGATGCTTTGTTGAGAGATAGCGACAAGATAATGCTCTCAGATTATCCTATTCAAGACCCTGCTTTGGAAGCGTGGGAATTGTATAGACAATCACTCAGGGATATACCGCAAACATTTAGCGATGATGTAACCAAAGTGGAGTATCCAAATGAGCCGAGCTAATGAACCAACAACAAAAAACAAGCGGAACAATTATGGATGTATCTTTGGCGATGGTGTTGATTGCGCTGTTGTTTGTTGGTGTATACAATACGATCACAACGATAAGACTGGCAAAACAGATCGAAATAAATAAGGCACATATGTGCGGTGTTACTGCAATGGTGTTTGGCCCAGTTGCACCAGAACACTATAAAGAAATGTGTGATATTTTGCGTGATGATCTATACCAAGAATGGCTAAAATAGAAGTAACGCAGCAAACGTTAGACTTTATAGCAGGTTGGGAGGGTTTCTGTGCCGTACCGTACTGGGACGTTCATCAATGGACATATGGATATGGTACTAAAGCACCAAATGAACATGAAACAATTACACAAGAAAAAGCCCTTGACCTTATGGGAATTGACCTTGCAAAAAGGGCAAAAAAACTTGCAAAGCAGATCAGCTTTGTACCAACGCCCAACCAGGCAACTGCGCTACTTTCGGCAGCTTTTAATCTTGGTTCAGTTCCTGCTATGGTTGTGGAATATTGTAACGCTGGCGACTATAGTGAAGCGGCTCTGGAGCTTAGGAAATATTGTCATGCAGGCGGTGAAAAGTTACCAGCGTTACAGCGCAGACGCCAGGCAGAAGCTAGACTCTTGGAAATGGATACGATGACCAGGGGCGAGCCAAGAGTGCAGTATAGTCGGGTCTATCATTTACTAGATCAAAACGCATCCATTGACCAGTTTGTAGCAGTGGCAAGGGAAGCATGGGAAGATCGCAGCACCGTTGGCTTTTCGTATGATGATGCAGGTGTTGGCGACTTAGAATCGAAAACCGTTGTGCTACATGGCACACATCCTGACAATATTGTAGACTGGTTTGCACAGCACTATCCTAACGCAAAGGTAGTACAAGACCAAGTAACACCTAAAACGCCACCACAGCCGTCTGTGTCGCAAACAAAGGCATTGTGGGGTCTGCATGGGTCGGCAGATGGTAGCTGGGGAAACCCAATTCTAACCGAGACACAAGACATGGTGAAAACCGCCAAGATCGAAGCAATGAAATTATTATCAAATGAGAGCAGCGAAAGTGTGCCGATCCTGCACAATATAAACAAAGATATATTCATATTAATTAGGTTGTTCGCCAAAGTAGATGAAGAACATAATACTGCGTCTGATTTTATTCAAACAGTAGGTGCGCAGGCTCGTAGTTTTTACGACAAGGGCGTGCGTTACTTTGAGGTTCATAATGAACCAAATTTATATATTGAAGGTTTCGGGTCTGCCTGGAGTGACGGTCAAAAGTTTGCCACGTTTTTTAACAGCATAATTAGATCACTGGAAGAGGATATGCCAGAAGCTAAATGGGGCTATCCTGGCTTATCGCCAAACTTTAGTATTGAAAACGTGCGTTATGACTGTTTGCGGTTTTGGAATGAAAGTTGGCAGGCTAGAGAACAAGCCGACTTTATTTGTGCCCACAGTTACTTTACCTCTGATGCTGACATGGACAGTTTAGACGGTGGGCAGTGGTATAAAAGATATGACACGCAGGGCAAGTTGTTGATGTTGACAGAGTTTAGTAACCCATCAAAAGACACGCCAAAAGACAAAAAAGGTGTGCAATATAATGACTATGTGAAAAAGCTAGAGGGCGTTCATAGTGCCTACTGTTTTCTTTCTACAGCCAGTGGTGGGTTTGAACATGAGACTTGGTCTGGCAGCCCTATTGCAACCATAGTGGGAAGTCGAAATGGAAACACAACTTGATAGAATACGAAAACACATTAAAGTTTTGAATCACTCAAGCGAACGCATGGCTAATTCGTTGAATGATATGGACAGCGAATTGTCAGAATTGTCACAAAGAGTAGCAGCCATCGAGGCGAATATGGGTTGGCTAATGCGACTGATCTGGGTGGTGCTGGGGGGAATAATAATGATCGTGTTCAAGGTGTTCGCTAATTAATCCAAATAAAACTTGACAGGTATAATATGATCCCAAAACTGGAACGAGCTATCTCGCCAGGTGTGTATTTAGTACGGTTAGAATTTCGTAATAATTGGTCTAGGCAATTCATGCTACTCTCGGATGTTCATTTCGATGCGTTGGGTTGTAACCGTGCTAGATTTAAGGCTGATCTAGAAAAAGCTAAAGCGGAGAATATGGGTGTATTTATTCTGGGCGACCTGATGGACATCTCAGAGGGGAAAAAAGACCCTCGACATAGTCGGAATGAATTACGTCCTGAGTATTTACGTGAGGACTATTTGGGGGTTGTGGTGGAAGATATCGCTAAGTTCCTGGCGCCTTATGTTGATAATATTATGATGATAAGTCGTGGAAATCATGAGATGAATTACATGAACCATAATGGCATTGACCCGCTTTCGATGTTAAGCCAGCACCTCAAGATATTGACTGGCAAGAACCCCACCATTGCACCATATGGCGGTTATGTATTATTCAAGTTATCTAAAACTCACTCCACTGGTGCAAAGGGTTCACGTCAGTCAATTGTTTTTCGCTATTTACATGGGAGCGGCGGGACAGCTCCAGTTACAAAGGGAGCAATTCAGACAGCGAGATCAATAGCTAAATATCCAGACAGTGACATAATTGCATTAGCTCATATCCACCAGCGTTTCAGTATGATGATGCCTAGACAGCTAGTCACCAGTCGAGGACGTATAATAACTGACAGAGACTTATTGCATTTACAATTAGGGTGCTATTTACAGACTGATGAACAGCCCGACAGTTGGGCGCAGCAGCGTGGTTTCGGTACTGCTGCATTGGGTGGCTGGATATTAAAGTTATATTGTGACAACGGAAAGAATGTCAGATACATGGCTATACCAACCGACTAATGAACCGTACCGATCTAAAACGCAAGCTGTTAGACGAACGCAACCTGTGCGATTTCTGCGAATTTGAATTAGGGCTTGAAGTGGACATGCACGAATGGCTTATCAAAAGAAGCGCAGTTCCTAAAAGTAAAAAAACCAAAATATTTGATGAACGCAATTGCAGCTTGTTGCACACATCTTGTCATGCCAAGTTTGGTCAGACAACCCGAATGAAAGAAAAACTTGCACCCATATTTGTTGAGCGTTACGGCAAACCAGCTATGCTTGAATTTGTGACAGGGTTGCATTTGAGGGCAGCGCAGGAATATATAAATG